GAGGGGATTGCTTCTTTCATGATTTGGCACTCGGTCTATCCTGATCGGTTTGAAGACCTCAAGACAGGCCCCGTATTGCTTTTCTTTAAGGACAAAGACTATGATGGTATAATATATAAATACTGGAAAGGTGAGGCCATACCTGTTTGTGAAATGGCAGAGTGTCTAGGAGTAGTCAGAAGGATATACAGGACAGGCACAATAGACATGGACTGGTTCTTTGATATGTGGGACGAAATATACGATATAAGAGGAGACTACAAGAATCAAGGCAACCTAAGTTTACTAGAAGACGAGGATGGGAGTGAGTAGAGCACATACAAAGGACACATACGACGGAGAAACAAGAAAACAATACCTGAAAAACTACGAGGGAATATTTGGAAGGAAAGGGAAGAAAGAAGAACCAAAGGAAAGGAACCCATACAAGAGTAGTAGTATGGACTACTTTATAGACAAGGAAGAGGATAATAATTAACCTATAAGTAGCAACGAATGAAAGACAGCCAAGGTAAAACAGGAAAGGAGACAATAGGGCGTATAAACAAGGATATGCTCTTAG